TTTGTGTTCCTGCTCCTGCTAAAGCATGTCTCGCAGTTCCTAAGCTTGGTCTTGTAGACCATGCGGTTCCATCATACCCCTCAGTGACAGTTAAATTTCCTGGGCCACCCCCATAACCAAGGACAGAGTAACCAGATGAATTTGTTGAAACACCCTTAAAATAGCTACCTGTTCCCAGTGCTCCACCAGCAGTCCAATTAGTTCCATCATATTCTTCTGTTGCTGTTGGACTTGGAGACCCGCCAAAATAAGTAGCTGAGGTTTGAGTACCTCCAGCTGATCCAGTTCTTCTTGTTGTACTATTAGTGTTTACTGCTGACCAAGACGATCCATCATATTCTTCAGCAAGATTACTTGCAACATTTCTAGGGTTTGCTCCCATCGCAACTAAACTAGCACTGGTTGTTCCTACCCCTGCCAGATAAGTTCTCGCACTATTTAAAGATGGTGCCGAAGTCCACGAACTTCCATCATAATTTTCTACTGTAGTTGATCCAGCATCAGGAGGCGGAGTTCTTCCTCCAACAGCAAACGCTGCTGTTTGAATACCAAGATTTCCATTATTATATCTTGAGGTACCTAAATTATTTTGTTCTGACCAAGTTGATCCGTTATATTCCTCAACATTAGTTAGGACCGAACCATTCCAACCAGCAGCAACTAAAGCTGCATCCTGTAACCCACATCCATAAATATAGGCTCTCGCTGTACCCATACTTCCACTAGATGCCCATGCTGCAGCGGTTATTGTGTTTGTTGATCTATTAAATTCTTCTGCTGCAGTTGTGTGATTTGGTGCTCCCGGAGAAGTTAAACCACCAGCAACATATACATCTCCAACCGCAAAAGTTCCACCAGAAGAATTGCCATTTCCATAATATCTACTAGTTCCCATGTTTGCACTGTTAGACCAAGATGCTCCGTCATAAAGTTCCGATTTATTAGTAGCTGCTGGACCAGGAATTAATCCTCCATAAACTAAACCTAAAGTTTGACTTCCTCCACCTGAAGCTCTTCTTCTACCAGTATTCATTGATGCACCAACAGTCCAAGTTGTTCCGTCATAAAACTCTGTTTCTGTAGCGGCAAAAGGAGAACCAGGAGGTCCAGCTCCTCCCATACTGATTGCTGCAGTTTGAGTTCCTAAACCAGACCGATCTTGAAAATTTGAATTTGTAACGTTTCCTGATGTCCAAGAGGATCCACCAAATTCTTCAGTAGAAGTTCTTGCAGGAGAACCACCAGCGATTAAACCTGCTGTTGTCGTTCCTGCATTACATGATGCATATTTTGATTCTGACATATCACCTGATTCTGAAAAACTGCTTCCATCATAAAGTTCTGTTTTAACCTGGTTAGGGGCCGAAGGAGAATAACCTCCAGCAAAAACAGCTGCTGTTTGTGTTCCAAAAGAATTACCTGCAAAAAATCTTCCAGTATTTATATTATTTGTAGCGCTAAAACCACTACCATTATACTCTTCTGCAGTAACCATTGCAGCTGGTCCTGAAGCGGGTGGTCTTCCTGATGCTACAATCCCACCGCCTTTATTTCCTGCTGCTCCGTGTCCATATCTGCTGGTACCCATCGAAGCAGCGCTTGAAAATGCTTCAGTAATAGCTAATCCTCTGAGGGATTGTGTAGTTGTATTATACCACATTTGTCCATCAGCAGAATCTGATGGGTCTGATGATACGGATTTAATTTTTTTTCCGACTATTGCTTTATAGGTCGACATTTATTTAGTCTCCTTAATTATTCTTCAAAAGCCAGCCTTGTGTGCTATCTACATATACCAAAGTATTTGCTGCTCTTTCTGTTGATACTACTAAAGGATCTGTTGACCCTGCAATTTTCTCTGTTCCGTTTTGATCTATTGTTAAAGCATTTGAATCAAATGTCCCTGCATAATCTATAAATGATATTTCATCACCTATATTTCCTGCAGGTAAATCCATTTCTATTGCACCACTTGTAGTATTAATAAAATATCCTTCACCAGCCACAGCTGTAAAACCAGAAGTTTTAACTGCTTGCCAAGAAGTTCCGCCTGATACTTCAGCAAATGATAACTGTCCAACACCTGTTGTGCCTGAACCTGTTACACTTGCTACTTTTAAAAATCTATCAGCTGTTACATTTCCTGTTGGAAATTTAAGTTCATATGACTGCCCTGCGCTGTGTGCAGGTGATGTAAGTTTAATCCCGTGGCTGTTGGCCTCACAATTAAGCTGAATTGAACCTGGGTTTGTTGCACCCATGGCCTCGATAACACCAGTTCCTTTTGGTCTTAAACGTAAATTAAGGTTTGAATCATCTCCAACTGCACCAATCTGTGCACCAGAACCAGTTGCAGCATTTGTAATATCTATATGATTTACTGCAGAAGAAGTTGTTTCAAAAATTAATTGTTCTGCTCCATTTTCATCTCTGATACCATGAGCATCATCAAAGTCTATCATGAAAGAATTAGTATCTAAGTTACCACCTAATTGTGGTGTAGTGTCATCAACTAAATCACTAGCTAATGAGATTGTAGAAATATTTGGATTAGTTCCATCATCTGCTTTTGCGTATGCAATTACAGTTTTACCGTTTGCAACTGTAGCAGAAGTTCCTGTGCCTGTTGCATATTTGAATACAACGTTCTGTGACCCAGAAGTTGCGTTTTTTAAAAAATAAAAATTTTGTACATCTAAAGGTATTGTAACATTTCGTGATGCTGTAAGAGATCCTGTAAATTCTAAAACTCTGTGTGCAAGAGTTGCACCAGTCGAACCATCAGATACTGAAAGAGTTGTGTCTCCTGAGTCAGAAACAGCCTGAGTTGTATAACCACCAGCTATTTGTTCAATAATTTGTAAATTGGTATTTGTTTTTGTACCCCAAGTTCCAGCGTTTTCACCGGTTGCTTGAATTTCAATCCCTAAGGGTGTGTATGTTGATGCCATAAATTAGTTTCTCCTATGCAGCGTCACTATAACTTGTATTTGATCCAGTTGCAACATCCGAATATGTATCGTTCGAACCCGTTGAAACATTACTATATGACGTATTTGAACCAGTGTCAACATCGCCATATGCAAAAATATCTACAGCTCCTACACTAAATGATGCAGATAATCCATCAAAACCAACTTGCATATCTACAACAGATATTGAACCAACGCTAGCACTAAATGATACACCAGATATTCCTAAAGTCATATCATTAGGATCTAATGCTCCTACACTAGCTGTTGCAGATAATCCTGTAGGTAAAGCTACAGCACCACCTAATCCAACTATTGATCCTAATTGAGGTTCTATTGAAAGACCAGATAATATAGCTGTATTATTTGGTGCAACCGCTGTTCCTAAAGATGTAGATAATGAAAATCCTGTAACATCAACTTGGTTACTAGAAGATCCAGTTGCAGTTCCTTGAGCAGAAGTTATTGATAAGCCTGATGGTTGAACGGTATCGTTTGGTGCTATTGCAGTTCCTTGACTTAATGTTGCTTCTTGTCCAGTTAAACCAACTGCCATATCTGCAACTGTCACTGATCCTATTGAGAAAGAAGCCGATACTCCAGACATTGCAACATTAGCATCTGACTCAACTGCTAATGATCCTGCGCTAGCTGTTGCCGAAACACCTGATGGTTCTACAACTGCAGAACCAATACCTGATAAAGAACCTGCACTAGCTGAAAATTCTACACCACTAATATCAAAATTAGGACTTAAACCAATTGTAATTGCAAACTCACCCCAAGCACCTTGACCGTAAGTATTATTACCCCAGCCTTCTATACCCATGCTAGAAGTTATTTCTTGACCTGTTAAAGAAACGGTTACGTCGTTAAGATCTCCCCAAGACTGTTCATTCCAAGTCTTGGCTCCCCAACCTGCTCCAAACTTTTGACTTTCGTTCCAATTAGCTTGGCCCCAGGTGAACCTGCCCCATCCTGAAGATACCGACATGGTCGGCCTCCTATGCTAATCTGATGATTGCTGCTGTAGCTGATGCCGTTGGAAACTCTATTTTAAAAGTTCCATTACTTGCTGTTTTGTCACCGCCAAATGCAATTACACAAACAGCGTCAGTTGTGCCTGAGCCACCATCTGTTGTTGTATTATAAATTATTGCACCGTTTGCAGTGAAAGATGCAGATGAGTAAGTTACGTCTGCAAAATCTGTAAATGCAGTTGTTGAAGATAATGAAACTCCTGAATTTGTAAGAGTTGCACCACCCGCTGTATAAGCAGTTCCAGATGTATTTGTAATTTCTTCTGATGTTGAATAGTCTGTCGTAGCAGCACCTAAAGAAGCATCACTATCAAATAGTGCTATTTTAAAAGTGTGACCACCTGATGATTCAAAACTGTGTTTACCTTGTAAAAGTTCTTGTTTAAAACTTGAACATATTGCCGATGTTATTGCCATAATTTTCTCCTACGGGTTTACTGAGTTTACCGGTATTCTAACAGTGCCATCTGTATAGTCATCTCTTCGTCTTCTACCGACTTGCTCGTTAGCAAACTTCTGTACTTCTTCTTTATATTTATTTTCATATAAAGTCAACATGTCTATCGGACCTTTTAAAAACGCATATGCCTCTGATAGACAACAATATAATAGCCCATTTGGAAAATTAAGACTGATATAATTAGTATCATTATTTTCTAAAAGATCAGGCATTTTATTAAAATGCACTCTAAATCTGTAAGTCGTATTTGGAACTGGAGCTACGAATATTCTTCCTGAATTAGTATCTGCCTCACCCGTAGCACCACCAAACATAGCATAATATTTAGGTTGACCTTGAGCAGCGGAGGTTCCGGTTACATCCTGATACTCTTGTAAATATGTTAAATCTTTTTTCTCTAGCCATCTGTTAGCTCCTGTAATTTCAGATCCAGCTGTATCATAAACTTGTATACCTCTAATAAACACAGCTCCTGCAGGACAGTTTATAGATTCTTGTCCAGCAACAAAATTACCTAATTGTTGTTTTCTATCTGCATCAATGGGAACATCTCTAAATATTCTATACTGTGCATTTAAAATAATATTTTCTAAAACAGAGTCTGTTAATACGTTTGAATCTGTTTCAGTATAACTTTTAATTTGTGTTTTTAATCCTGATGCACTTAATCCAGCCATTATTTAGAATCTCCTTTATGTTTTAAAAGTATCTTTTTTTGTTTGGCAGTTTCTTCAATATGAATTGGTGTTTCTGGTTCTGGCATGTCTTCATATAATTGAAGATGCTCATCCTTTTCGGGACAACCGCATTGTTTAATTCCAAATAATTTACAAATAAAATTTTTTAATTTTTTTATCATGCTTCTAAAGTTACTGGTCCTGCAGACACAGTTGGTCCTCCTGAATCTTCTGTTATACTAGGAGTTGCACCCAGTGTAAATGTATATTTATCCGTTGTAGTTACTGTTATACTAAAACCTGAAGAGTTTTCATACGTTGTAAAAGCTACGCCTCCAGGGCTACCTTGAACATTTCTAAACCTTACGGTATTACCGGTAGATCTTCCATGATTAGGTTCTGTAACTGTAATAGTTTGTGAACTTGCAGTTGTAGAAAAAGGATTATTACCTAACATAGCAGCAACTGCTGGTTCTATTCTTCCTGGTCTCACATGTCTTAAAGATATAGAATCACCATTCATAGGTTTTGGTTCTAATTGTGGTTGCTTTGGTTCAAATTCTGATACGTGTACAAAAGCACCATTCCATTCTCTAACCATTTCTTTGTATGGAAACTCCATACCAGATCTGTCTGATATTGCTTTTGCGTATTTACCTGTTGCGTATTTTGCCATTATGATCCTGGGTAATATGCTTTAGGAGTAATGTGTGTGCTAGATGCAGAGCCATCTTCTGCTAATGCTCTTGCAAACTCGTCCTCGTAAACTAATTTTGTTTGTTGAATTAAATTTGGTTGATACTTCATAGATAAATAATATGCTAATCCTGATACCATGCAAGGTACAAATCTAAATGGAACATCTGTTGCATTTGTATAGTCACCTACATCTTGTATTCTTTTTATGTAATAAAAATGCATATCTTTTGATGCGTTTGTTGAATCTGGTGTTGGGTAAATGTGCACTCTAACTTTATCAATAAATCTTTCTACCCAATATTGATTAGGTGTTCCTTTAGATAGTTTGTTTGAGAATCCTGCATAAGTAGATCTATCCACTTTAGTCATCGGTGAATCTGATTGTGTTGTTTGAGTTCTATTGGACCTTAACTGTGCTTCGAGAACATCGGACATTCCGTATATTCCATTTGGTGTAGAAACAGCACTTGTGCCATCGTCACTAGATCTGAAGAAATCATACTCTGCTTGTCCTTCAATTAAATCTAAATTAAGTTCATCTATTTCCCAATAGTGAATACCTCTATTGCCCCATTCTTGAAACAATATATTTAGTGTTCTTCTAGCGTTTTTTAGTTGATAACCAGCAACATTTTGCTGACCTATTCTTTCAAAAGCTTCTTCTACTATTTCATCAATAGCAAAAGTTTTATCGAACGTTGCTGTTCCCGAAGTAGTATTAGCCATTTAAACTCCTACGATTCGTAAACTTTAATCCATTCACAAACAATTGTGCCTGTATCTCCATTAGAGCAAGCTGGTAAAACGACGTTTACATCTCCAGTAAAACCTGTTGCTTCAGTATTTTTTAATCCACCAAAAGATGAATAATCGTATTCCATTTCACCTGCTAATGTTTGAAATACTACATCTGTATCAGCGTCCCATTGCATTCTAATTGCATCAACTGGTGCTGTTACTGAAACATTAAAGCTAACTTTATTTAGTCTAACAGTTTTACAAGTTTTTCCGTTATTAGATGCTAACGTAGAAACATCAACTATTTTAGTTGTGCTTCCAGCACTATCAGAAACCACATTGTAGTGAGTAATAAGTTTTTTTGCTCCGTCAAATACTTTTGTATTTAATACTGTGTCTGCCATGTTTTCCTCCTTTTAAAGAGCGCCTGCATCACCAGGCGCTCCGAGTTTAATTATTAACTATCTGCAAAAGGTGTTGCTTCAGTACCTGTACCGATTAACACTGCTTCTACTAAATATACGTTGTCTTCAAGTGCAGTGATAGTAATTGTACTACCTTTGTCTCCACCTGTAGT